GGGAAACTGGAACGGCGCCTTGTCATCTCCGGTGCGCTCCATGCGTACCAGCCGGAAACGCTGGAGGATAACGCCGTATTCCCCGCCAGCGATGCCCTTGACCTCACCGCCGGTCAGCATCGGCTGGAACCCCGACTGATCGGCGCCCGCGGTCCATTTTGTGTGGTCATTGAACCCCGACCATTGGACCAACAGCTTGTTGCCGTCTGCCTGCGTAATGACGACGTAATCACCCACCACGGCCACGCCGTTACCGGTCGGGCAGCCTGCGATGTCGGATGCGCTACCTGCGGTAAGATCGATCTGTTTGGTATCGACGCCGTTAACGGCAACCACGAAGTCCCCGAACTGCGTGAATCGCCAGCGATCGACCACGGACATAGCGGCTAGCAGCGTGGTCCACCCTCCGCCGGAATAGCGCTCCAGCCCGTTAGCCGTGCCTGCGATGAGATACGTGGTGCCGGTGGACGAGATGAACGCACCACCGCCCTTGAACGTCGCCTGTAGCGGCGTGCTGATTGCCGCAAGCGCCTTCACCGGCCGATAGCCATCCGCTGCCGGAAGCACGTTGATCGCCTGTGTGAGGACGTTGCGCGGCAGCTGGTCCGGGAGGTAGGCGGGGAAGGGGAGGCGCTTGGTTGACATTACCTATCCCTTATAGCACAAAGCATCGGCTGCGGGCACAACCACCCCTGCCGATGCTGCGGGTAGTTGCACCCCTGCCGATACCCACCAGATCGACGTTGCTCCGTAATTGATCGGAGAGGCCCGCAGCATCAAATCCGCACTCTATTCGACACCTGCGAGACACCCCGAGGCGTCAACGGCGCACTACCCCACCGCGCGTTCTGCGCCGCCTTGTTGATCTCGCCCGTCAACGCCGACACCTCCTGCGCGGCCTGCGCCATGCCATCGCTATCACGCTCACGACGGGCGAGGTGATACATCACGCCGGCAACGTACAGATCGGGGTGCTTACGCAACAGCCAGTTGGACACCTGTGCCGAGGTCAGAGCGCCGATGCGGGCATAATAGACCATCTCGACCGCGGTGTTACCGACCGGCCCCACCCGTAGCGAATTGCCCTCGATCGTGTAGGCCATCGGCGTTCCCGAACGCCCGTAATAGTTTGCCAGCATGCCCGCAGGCGACATGGACGACAGCGGCTGATCCGGCATGCCCTCCACAAAGATAAACCGCATTTCCAGAAAATCGTCCGGTAGCTGCGTTAGCTCGTCCGTAATCGTAAAAACCGCGCGAGATTCCATATCAGGCGTGCGCAGCGAGCGATTAAACTCCGCCTCCGCCTTGCGCAGCGCCCGATCGATCGCCTCCTGATCGTAATCCACGTCGTCCATCATATCGCGGATCTCGGTCACCAGCTCCGAATAGTTGGTGATGGCACCGGGGGCATATGTCGGGATTGCGATGGACATTATGGCGATACCTTAATTGCAATGAACCAAGCGACAAAGGACATAACCGCCCATAGCACGACGCGGGTGGTCTTGCTCCAAGGTTTTACGCTTGGCTCATCGTGCATCAGCTGTGCATCACCCAAGAGCCGGCGAGGGAAAGCGCATAACGCGCGCCCTCGTCAAACTGAGCGCGGTCGAATGAAAACTGGATGCCGCTATTAGGCACCGTGATTTCCACGTAATCCGCGCTAAGCTTGGTGATGGGATAGCCGAACAGCATATCGCCTACTTCGAAGTCACGCATGTCAGGCCGCCTTCCACCCGCTACCAGAGAAATACGTCAACGTCCTGATACCACCGCTCAGCAGCGGGACAGTCCCGCCGCCGACAAGGCCAGTGAGGTTGATACCGAACAGTCCAAGGACGCTATTGGACGACACCGTGAACGTGGCCCCAGGCCATGCGTTGGTTGAGGACGGCGTAACATTGACCGTGCCGGTCAGCGTGCCAGTGAGGTTGACGATCGGCGCCGTAATCAGTGGCGTCAGCGTCAGCGTGCCCGAACCCATGGAAATAGGCGGCGGCGCATAATCCGTGCGCTGCGGGCGCCAGTAGAAGCCTGTGGAATCCGCCTCGCAGACCATCACCGTCGTTACCGAACCCCACAGATCCGTAACGCGGGCATATTTACCCAAATACGGCGCGCTGGCCGGATAAGTCGAAAGCAACGACGCAACCGTCATCGGCGTAGGAGAAACGAATGCGATCTTCCCACCCATGAAGTTATTGTACATGTCGTCAATCGTCAGGCTGTCATTTGCCTGCATCAGACGAAACTTATCCAGAAGCTGCTGCTCCGAGACACCCGGCGTCGTGACTTCACCCATCGCTAGAACTCCGTCGCAGTGTACGGCTGAGATGCCGTACCGCTTACAACAGTCACAGCGCGGTTTGTACGCACGTTGATCGTGCCACCAGCCGCAATAGTATAGGTCCCCGGCGTACCGATAGCCGCAGCGCCGCCAAACTCATTGATGCCGATAGGATTCGCGCTGATGTTCTGGATGTTGAGGCCACGCCGCGTCGTGTTCGCCGCTGCAAGCTGCTGCGAGGTGTTCGCCGTCGCGTTCGTCGTGCCGCTGCGGTCAGTGCCGGCAGGGAGGTAACCCGTCTGGGTGTATGCAGGATCGGTAGCACCGCCGCCGGGAGCATAAGTGCCGTCCGCGTTGGCAGTGTTGACGACAAGTGCGCCGAAAGGATCAAACCGAACTTCCCGCTGCTGGCGGTCCGCCATGGCAGTAGGCGTCTGAATATAGATTCCTCGTAGTGCCGTCATCTGCCCACACCCTTAAATGATGAAATTGCGAACCCGAAGGTAGCGATATTCGTCCGAATTGAGAAGGCGCTTTACGCCCTCCTTATGGTTCGGGTTGAAATACTCGATCCCGTGTTTTGTAATCCATTCCATCAAAACAACATTGGGAATGCTAGCAGCGTGCCAGAGGTCGTCGCGCTTGTCCCAACTCTCGTTCTGGGCTTCCTTATTCGCATCCAACAAGGGCGACACGTCCTGCTCATAACGAACATGCCACGTATCGCCCTCATCGTCGGACGAGAACCACTCACGCATCCCGGTAAGCGGATCGTAACTCAGCAGTTTCTCGTCCCCTGCCACCTTACTTCACCTGCTTGTTATCGCGGAGAAGCTTGGCGGTGTCCTTGTCCACCTTCATCGTCTGTCCACGGCCAATGGTGCGCCCATCGCCCACATGAACTTCCGCCGGCAGATCGTCGGCGCCAGTGACTTCAACCATGTCGGCTTCATCACGAGCGGAACGGGTTTCACGGCCCTTGTCGTCCGTCTCGACCGTGAGGTTCGCATCCGGGTTCGAACGCTGGCCGTGCGGGTTGGGATTGGAGTCGGTCGGGGAAACGGGATGCTCCACGATCGTTTCACCCGCGACATAATCGTCTCCCATATGCTCGGTTTCTTCCGTCACGACGCCAAGAGCCGCGGCCTGCTTGCCAGCCTCCGAGATGTTGGCATATTCTTCGACGGGCTTGACCGGCTCACCCAGCGGGTTGGCAGGCGGCAGATCACGCACAGACGGCGCATCGGTGCCATCACCCTGAGTCTCGGGCAGTTCCTTGCCCTGCGAGCTGTCCTGCATCTTGTCTTCCTCGACGCCCGTATTCGGGTTCACGTCGGCATCCTTGCGGGGTCGTCCCATGTTCTCAACTCCTATAAGTTGGCCTGCCACACACAACGCATGGCAGGCCGGTAGGGTTTAGGTCAGATCGGCGATCACAGCGTTGCCCGCATCGTTTCGGCAGACCAAAGTCTCTTCCGAATACATCGCGTCACGATCGGCAAGGCCCGTGGTGGCCAGCTTGCGCTTCTGGAGCGGGTCCAGAGTAGCAATCGCCCACATTTCCGGATCCACGATCAGCACGTCACGCGCCGAACAGAAGCGATCCGGCACGAACTGGATTTCGCCCACGTCCGACACGTACACGTCGGCGCCTGCGATAATCGTCAGCCGCTTGTCGCCAGTCTCACGGCGCTGGGTCGCCAGACCCGAGAACGTCGCCGCAATCTGCTTCTGACCCAGCGACATGATCGCCAGGGTAGGATCGCCACCAGCGTTCCATGCCGATGCTACGGCGGCCTTCAACAGCGTCTCCGTGAACGCGCGCTGCGTGCCGTTGGTGGCCGCGGTAACCGGATAGCCGGTCGTCGTGCCCGAAAGAACCGGATTGACGCCACCAGCGCCACGGCTGGCATTGGTACGCATGAACGCCAGCGCACCCGCCGACTCGCCAGCCGTACCAGCGGCGGGGGGAACCGCCGCGAAGTTGCCGGTATAACGCGCCTCACGATCGCGCTTCCATTCCTTGCCGGCCTTGGCAAGCTGATAGGAATGCTCGTTCGAACGGCCCGCGGCCTTGACCGCCTGCTGCGTCGTGCTTGTGCCAACGACCTTGGTGAAAATCTGGGTGTAGTTACCCAGACGGGTCGTTGCGGGGCGATTCTCGTTGCTGAGGTCGTCGCCCTGAATGGCCTTGTTGTTCGCATTGGCCGAAACCAGCGCGTCCGTCTGCCACTCATGGTACACCGCCGAAGCCGTCTCACGACCGATAGCGGTCACGAACGGAGTTTCGGTCGGCGAGATGTTGCTGATGATGTCCGAAAGATCCTCGCGGTTGCCCACGCGGGTCATCGTTTGAATGGTATTGGATGGAACTGCCATGTTCGTTGATCCTGAAAAGAAGGGCTAACCAAGGCGTCCGATAGCCAGCGCTGCGTCCTTAACATCACCACTCGCCGCCAATCGTTGCCGTGCTTCGCGGTATCCCGTCTTCTCGCCGCTGCTAGGCTGGGCGGCGTTGGGTCGGGTCGTCCGCGCTTTCTTGCCATCTCGAACGCGCTGCATATTACGGGCAAGGGCTGCGTCATACTTCGCTGCCTTTTCCTGCCAATCCGACACCTGACGAAGCGCTTTCAGCTCGCTGGCGGTTGCGTGCCCGATCTGGTTCATGTCCAGACCCAACTGCTTGCCGGCCTCGATCGCCTTGCTGAAGAATTGTTCCCGCGTAGCCTCGTTCTGGACCTCGGGGATGCTCAACAGCTCACGATCGCGCTGCGCGACCTCTGCTTCGCTCATCGCGGTATCGGCGTCAGTGCCTAACGACGTTGCCTGCTGCATAAGCTCTTCATGCTGGGCCTTGGCATGGTCGTACTGCGCCTTCTGGGCAATATAAGCGCCAGGATCGCTGTATGCCAAAGCCGGATCGGGAGCCTGCGGGGCATAGGCTTCCGCAACCACCTTGATCTGCTCGGCAAAGCGCGCCTGCGCTACTGCGTCGGCACGGGCTGCTGCGGCTTCCGCCGTTCGCTGGGCCTCTGCTGCCTTCGTGGTTGCCGTCTGGACCTGGGAAGCCCTGCGGCCCTCCAGTTCGGCTACGTACTGCTGCGCCTCTTTGGGAAGCGCGGCAAACTTAGCCTTCTCTTCGGCAGTCAGGCTGACGGGAGCTTCGATGGTCCCTTGGGATTCGTCGCCCTCATCATCCTCATCTTCGCTGACATCGAGGTCGTTATCGTCCCCGTCGTCGCTCTGATCCTCGTCCGCATCGGCATCGTCACCGTTTCCGGCGTCCTGCCCCCGCGCTTCCACCCGGCGGATGTTGTCATCGTCGCCTAGGTTCAAATCACCAATTGCTGCGGCTGCACTGTCCATGTCATCAATGGGTGCGTTGCCGGCTTCTACGTCGAGATGGGCCATTAACTGCTCCTAAGTGCGCCGTGGCGCGATTAAGCTTCTTCGTCAGGAATGTTTTGAGAACCTATAACCTCGCGACTTGCCTGCTTAAGCATGGAAAGAACTACGGGCGTCGAATGCGATCCATAAACCGTGATCCCGCCGTGATCGTCCATGGCCACAACGGCTACTGCCGCGGGCGCCGCGGTCAGGCACGCGTTTAAGACCTGCACAGGCGCACAATAAAAATTGTCAGTGGTTTTCACAGAACCTCCTATTACCGGATATTGGCAATCTTCTGCGTATGGCGGGTATCATTACCATAAATTTTGCCGGTTTCAATAACAGTCTGGAATTTACGCTCGATCTCACGCGCAATCTTGTCCGCCATGGCAAGCGCCTTCAGACTATCCGTGTCACCGGGCTTTACGTCGCCAACTTTCTCGAAATAGTCGCGGCGCAGGGCAGTGAACATGTCGCGCAGGCCGTCTTCCTCCAAGAAAAACGCCTCATAACGCTGGCCACGGGCGATCTTGTCCGTGCCGTTAGCGATGCGCTGCTCTGCCACTAGCGCGATTTTGAAGCGATGGGCTAGATAGGTGACGATCCAGACTGCAATGTTACGCATCTAACGCCCCACCTTCACGGTTCTGACCAATGTTATCGCCCTGCGCCTGATTGCGGTCCGCAGCATACCGCTTAACCTCAGCCTCCCGGTCAATGCGGTAGATGGCAATATCAGCCTCAGCGGACGCCTTGTCACGCGCAAGCTGGGCCTCCAGCGCCGCCTTCTCACGCTGCTGCTCCATTTCCAACGCATGACGCTCCCGCTGCGCTTGAATGTCCGCTGCATCCTTCTGCTGCTGCAACTGTAACGTTGCGGCTGCCTTTTGGCTGTCCAGTTCCATCTGCGCCTGTGCACGCTGCTGCTCAGCCTGAAATTTGGCGTCCTCGCGCTGCTGCTGGGCCTGCGCAGCCATCGCTTCAGGGTCGGGCTGCTCCTGCTCTTGGACGGGCTGGCCGGTCTGCGGATCGATCGGCGGTGGTGCGTCCGGATCCTGCCAATAATCGGCCCCCGTTCCAATACCCAGATCCCGCACTAGCCCGTCCATCGCATGGAATAGCTGCTTAGGCTTCACCAACCCGCTCTGGAAACCATCGGCCAAGATGGGCGCCAGCATCATGCGAGCCTGCACTCGCTTGTCCTTGCTGCCGGTGCCAAGTCCGACGCGGATCGACAGGTTGACATCTTCCGGCCACTTCGACGGATCGACTAGCTTGTACTGCCCATCGACCTTGATCTTAAACGGGTCGCCCTCACGGCGGCGCAGACGGTACGACTTGGCGAACAACCGCGACAGTCCTTCCGCGAAGTTGCGGGCGATGTACTCTTCCTGCTGCTGCCCCTGCGCTTGCATCATGGCGGTGCCGGTCGCGGTCTTGTTGAGCGCGTCGGCGTCGAGGCCCTGGTTTAGGCGCGTGATGCCGGTGCGCGACTCCCGCTCGCCCGTCATCCATTCCATGACGGTCAAGGACTTGCCGACATCGAACGTGCTTTGATACGCCGTGACCGCGCCAACCTCCTGCACGCGGATCGGCGCACCGGCGATAGGTGACAACAGATCGTCAATCGTATTTTCGCTGGATCCACGCTCCGCCACTATCGGCCGCGGCATGTTGGCGTTGTACATGCCGTCGAACAACTGGCGCGCTACCGTCGAACGGGCGAGCTGAATGTCCATGACCTTGTCAGCCAGCGAATAACCCACCAGCCGGTGCGGACGCGGGAACGGGCAAAACACCACGAACGGCTGCTCATCGACCGTCTCGATAGCATGCTCGCCATCAGCCCAACGCATCACGTCACGCTCGACGCGGAACACCTTCACTCGCTCGGCAATACCATCGCCGTCAATGTCGATACGCGCATATTCCTCCCAGAGCTGCACCTGCTGCAACGCAGGCGTGCTTTCCGGATCGGGGTCGTAACGATCGTCATTACGGCCATCCGGCAAGCGGCTGTACGTCGGCAGCGCATAGACCTGCTCGCGCTCGAACCCCATGTCCACAAGCTCGGAGCGCGTCTTGATCGAAACATGAGCCAGATAGTCCGCCTCGTCCTCATGGCGAGCACGCGCGGAATAGCGGAACTCCTCAGCCGGTACAGCCTCCGCCACGAAGCGCTTGCGCCGCGTCTCCGTCTTCAGCGACAGCGTGAATGTGCCATCACCGTTGTCCTGCTGATCCTCGATCTCGCCGTCGAAACCCTCCAGCTCCACAGGATCCGCAATGGTGACGCGCTCGCGAAGGACACGCTCCTC